ATCACTGACGATGTCGTCTTTGGTCATGGTCTGCACTATGGTAGCAGCCCCTGACAGAATGTCAGTGTCATTGCCTGCATCTTCAATGCGTAGTTTGTATTTGCCCTGCACATATGGCATGTATGCACGGAAGTTCTGCAACATGGTTTTGACATTACTCATCAATGTGGTATCTGTGTTCACCACCATGTTCAGTGTGAGGATGGGACCTTGAATACTTTGGGTGGCCAAATAGGTCACTGTTTGATTACACTTTCTTGCGGCTGCTTTGAATGTGGTGTAATCAATGTCCGCATTGACCAAGCCTTTGCCATAGCGGGGATTGCGTAGATAGTCTAGCAAACATTCAGCAGGGTTGGTTGAATAACGCACAGAATTCACATCATATTCTTGTGTTTCAGTTGTGTCTACCAATAGACTGGCCACACGCTTGCCCAAGATGCCTGCACTTAGTTCTGGGATATTACCTGAGAATGGATTGGCATCTGAATCTGCTTGTGTTTTGATTTCACGCCATTCATATCTGGCAAAGATCACCGCCAAGCCATTATAGACCATGTCTGTGGTGAAACTAGGTGCTTCTGCAAAGATGTCGCCTTTGACTGTGGTGCCTACTGTGCTGGATCTGGGATTGGCAAAGTTCACACCTGGGAAGAAACGCAGTTGCACACGATCCTTGTAGCGATCTGCATTCACAGTCACCAATGATCCACCATTCAGTGCACCTACTTGATCCACTGGCAGTTGCCAATCATCAATGTAGACTTCACGCAGACCTTCTATAACTCCTTCACAGAGCACATAGGCCACATAGAGATATTTGTTAGAAGCAGATCCTGTTTCTGCAAATGACACTGCTGTGCCTAGTTTACGATAACCATAGACCACTGGTATTTGACTTGTTGAGCCTTGTCTTTGGATCAAGACACCTTGTTCACGCTGTGCAGCCGCTTCACTGCCACCCATGTCTGGCATACTGGGCATAAACGGTTGTAGCACAAAGTCCATGACTGTGTTGACAACCTTTTCTCCTACCTTAGTGGCACCCAGTCCAGCACCAATAACAGCACCAACTGGACCACCAATCAAGAAGCCAACTGCGGCACCTACAAGACTGCTAAAAAATCCCATTATGCAATATCCTTGTTCATTATGCTGATTCTAATTGGTGAGAATCCTAGTTCATCATAGACATCTCGTAGTCTATCTAGTTTGTTTCCAATGTCAATGGCTCTGACCTGTGTGACTTTGAACTGTTCACCCCAAGTGACAAATTCATCTACTAGATTTTGGTAATTGTTTATTTCAGAAAATTCTGGAATCAAATACAAGAACTGTATGGTAGCAGTGACCTGTGTCTCTACTGGATCTTGTGAAAGGAAACCACCAATCAAGCCCACAGGGCGTTGACCGTTGACTGCTATTCTAAAAAATAGATTGGGTCTGATGCAGTATTCACGCACAGTTTCTCTAGCACGATCTTGATCATACTTGTCTTCAGTGATGTCAGCGTCTTCACAGTAGTAGTTGAATAGATTCAACACCACATCAAGTTCTCTAGGCAGCATTTCTCTGATTATCATGCACGACCCCATTTGAATTCTGTTTGTCCAACCCAACCTGACTTTTCAAAAGCCTTGTCATACTGCACACCTTGGAACAACCAGTTTGACCAGTTGTTGGTCTTGCGTCCATTGGTTCTTTCGAAGTCTGCAAATAAACTGGAACAATCCACTGATAATTGGCAGGTATTGGCTGTTTCTTGTATGGAAAAGTTGAATATGGTGCCATCATACATCATGATAGGTGCTGCCACTAGGGCCAATGGGCTTGTGCCTGCTGCCCCAAAACTTAAAAAGGCCTTGTAGATAACAACTCTTGCACCTTCAACTTCATAGTTTATGAATTTGGTAACAAAACTATTTGAGATGCCTGACAGTGTGACTGTGAACTTGCCCACCTTGACTTCCATCTCTTCACTCATGCCACCAAAGCCAATAAAGTTGCCTTGTGCTAGATATGTATTAACGCCTGCTTCTGGTGCAGTAGCACTGTCAAAACTCACGTCAAATCCACCATTGCAAAGATACAGAGTATCGTTGGCTCCTGTTGTGGTTTTGAGATGTAGTTCTACGCAGTCTACTGATATGGTATGATCGCGGTAGTATTCGTCTTTGTTGGCTGTTGATGCAAATGCTTTCATTAGAATGTTTCTCTCATTGACACGCTCATGCTGGATATGCCACCGTAGCCTATATCAAACTCTTGTTCAGGTGCTGACAGTATGGCTGTGAATGGCACAGCAGTGATTGTGAGATTGGTTGATGAAGGCACAGCAGTCAGCAATGGACCTGAAAAGAACAGTGTGGCTGTGCCTCCTGAATTACTTGTGCAAGGTGCCACACACATGTATACCTTGGTGTGGTTTGCAAATTTAAAGAAGTCGCCTGCTGCCAACACATTCTGTGTGTTGCCACAGTTTGTCAGTGTGCATGATGTTGAACCTATGGCCACTGTGGCACTGGTGCGTGGCACTGAAGAAGTCTGCACACCAAGAGCACTGGTGCTGAGTTTGGGTAGCACGATCTCAAAACTAAACTGTGGTCCTAGTGCCTGTGCTAGATAACCTTTGACTGTGCCTGCCTCTATTCTTGATAGGTTGGGATATTTCACTTCCCAGGTGTAATAACTCACACCCATACCAATACGGCGAACCTTGCCACTCATGGTGCCTGTGACCTGTGTGGGTGTTACTGTCTTGAAGTTGATTGATTCAAAACTGGGACTTGAGGGATATTGCGTTGCTAAGTCAGCCATTATACCATGCTCCTTCTACCTTTTTCTAACATTGCATCTGAGATAATTTGTTGTATGACACCTTTGCGTGATGCCAACAGTTGATCAAAGCCTGTGGTGTCATTGGCCACAATGGTAAAGTTCACATTGGTGACACCGCCACCTTCTAGGTCACTGTTTCTAGTTATGTTACCAGTGGTAGAGGGAGTGAACAGTTCTGGTCCGCTTTCACCAACTATGTATGGCTTGCCACCCATCACAGGTCCGCCTAGAGCACGACCACTATAACTTTGACTGCGGATCTGTGCCACCTGTGCAAGACCCATGGCCACTGCGGCAGCGGCTGCTATGAATGAGAATGGAGGTGGATAGGTGGCCAGTGCCTTGGTAGCCGCCATATAGGTGTTCATTATAGCATTGGCCATATTGAATGCTTTGGCTGCTTCAAATGCTTTCTTGTTCTGTGCTCCCAGGGCTCCAAATAATTGTCCTGCTTGCTCAATACCAAACTGTGTCTTTTCCATGGTGCTGAGCATTTCAAAACGAGCGGCTTCTGCTGCCATTTGTTTTTGTTGTTCATAGCCAAACTTGGTGCCAGTCTGTGCTTGTATTCTCAATAGAGATTCACTTTCATACTGCTTCTTGGTAGCAGCCATAATGGCATCTTGTGCTTGAACAGCCGCATTGATCTTGGCATTCTGATAGGTCTGTTCACTAATCAAATCCTGCGAGCGTAGATATTCAAGTCCATTGAATAGTGTTTCATTGGCCTTCTGTGCTGCCAAGGTAGGATCCAATGATGTCATTTGTCCAGCCACTGCTTTGCCTGCTTCAACACCTGTTAGACTTTGTGTAGCGGCTCGGAGACTCTGTGTGATCTGTTCACGATCTCTTGCAGCCTGTGTCAACTGTAAACTAACTGCTAATTGATCTTTCATGTCCTGGGTGAGTGCAGAACCCAGTTCACGCTCCTTGGCACGGATGGCCACAGCCACTTCACGCTGTTTCAAATCAGCAATGCCTAGACTATAACGCTCATCTTCCAGTTTCAATAATTCTTGTGTGACGTTGGCCTGTGCTTTAGCAGCCAGTGTTAGGTTTAGACTCACAGTCAACTGGTCTTTCATGCCCTGTGTCAATGCCACACCTAGTTCACGTTCTTTAGCACGGATAGCCAGAGCAATTTCTCTTTCTTTGACATCAGCAATGGTCAAGCCATAACGCTCATCTTCTAGTTTCAGCAGTTCTTGTGTTACTGTGGCTTGTGCTCTAGCGGCCTGTTCTGCTTG